ATAAAATAATATATTTATAAATTATATAAAATGAATAACCCATACAATCAAGAATGTGTATCAAATATACATAAAGAAACAAATAAAAGAATATATGATAGAAATATTCCTTCCCAAATGCTTCAACCATATTTAGACGTAAGGCCTGTAATGACGAAATATTCTTATTTTCCTATTGTTGATCCTAGAAAGGAAATAAGTGTGCCAATGGAACAAATGCCAACTTATAATGTTAACAAAGTTTTCAATCCAGGAAATACTGTTTCACCATGGTCTGGATTTGCTTCAAATATAAATTTAGAATCTGAATTGCGTAACCAAGTTTATGCTCTTCAAAAATGTAGTCAATCTGTTTATGTTCCTACCTCTAATAGTGATTTATATGATTATAAATTTAAGACTGTAACCCAACCAAATCCTCATGAATTGCTATTTCAAAACGAAAGTTTTTCAAGTTTTAATCCTAATCCAGATGCTAAAACTGTTGGTTCTGGAATTTTTATGAATAACACACGAGTTCAAGTTAGAGATATGACAAAACAAACATGTTAAACAAAATTAAAAGGTTTAAGAAAATAATACGTAATAATTATATTTCATTTAAATAAAATAAAATATATATGTCGCAAGCGTACGTAAACCAGTTAACTATTGATTGTCTTTTAAATAAGGATGTTATTAATAAACATCTTAAAAGCAAACAATCAAAAAAAGAAAATAAAGAAGAGATAAAATTTTATAAAAAACGTATATATAATTTATTTAAGGAAATTATATCTGGAAATAGTCCAGAAGATTTGTTACCAGATGTAAAGTACGCATATAGTAATTTTTTAAACGCATCAATAAGTTATTTTAAAACTGTTGATAATAATGATATTATACAATCTGAATACAAAGATATGGAATTTCCTTCTGAAATATGTTGTAATGAAAATGATATTTCAGGTAATGTTGTAGATGCCGATAAATTATTAATGCGTTCAATTAAAATAGATGTTCCGACTTTAGATAAATATGTTACAAGAACTAGAACAAAAAAGAAGGATGAAATAATATTACCAAAACAAAAGAATATTAATTTAAATGATTCTGAATTTAAAATTAAGGGTTTAAAAAAGAATAATATCACTAATATTTATGAAGACAAAAACACAAAAAAGGAAAACGAAGAAAAATAACACAAAAAAGGAAACAAGAGGAGGATTAAAAAGAGCAACACATAAAAATATCAAAAACAATAATTATAATAAGACCATTCAAAATATAAATCTTAAAAAGGTTAATTGTAGTCCGAAACCAAAAGGAGAGATTAATGATTTTTCATGTTATACAAATAAGACACTTTATAAATTAAGAGATTTATGGAACGCTAGACATCCTGATGTTAAAATTACATCAAATTCTCCAAAAGAAATTCATCGTTTTATAACTGAAAAACTAAGTGGTGTTTGTAATAAAGAAATCCAAATGAATGGTTATCGAGTATTGATATTATGAATGTAATGAAACAATACGAGAAGGCTTATAAATGTTTTGATTTTATAGGTCCAACCCCTATTGATTTTGATACAAGAAAATTATATGGAGAATGTGTCTGGGATGAACTTTGTAACTTTAATCTTGAAGACCAAATTAAACATGGAAAAACTAAAATAGGAATTATTTTTAATACTGACCCGCATAATAAACCTGGACAACATTGGATTTCAATGTTTATTAATATAAAGAAAAAGAAAATATTTTTCTTTGACAGCACCGGGGATAAACCTTTACCTCAAATAATGGCATTGGTAGACCGTATTAAAGAACAAGGATTAAATTTAAAGAAAAAAATAATTTTCAAATTTGACAGTAATGAAGGCATTGAACATCAATATGGAAATACAGAATGCGGTATATATTCTCTCTATTTTATTGTTCACATGCTTGAAGACAAAATGACAGAACATTACTTAAAAACCCACATACTGAAAGATGAATATATGAATAAATTTAGACATGTTTATTTTAATGATTCACTATAACACGTAAAAAATATATAAAAATAACGTTTTATAATTATATATTTAATGAATATCAATAACTTTTTAAATAAGGAAAATCTAACAACTCTTTGGGATGTTATTAGTGATGAAGACATTTTTAAATTTCTTTCGAGAGATATCCAAAGCAAAATAGCTCAATTATTTTCAAATAATGTTAAAGGGTTTTTCGAAATAGAAAAAACAAAAACAAATAGCTTAGTTGATATCAATAAAAGATATATTATGCTCATTTTAAATCATATTAAAAAAACTTATACTCAACAAATGCCTAATAAAATAAAAATATTAGATGAAACACCTACAAAAGAATTTATTACAGCAGAAGAATTACAAAATGAACGTAAATCTCAATTCGATAAAGATTTGAATAAACGTCAAGAAGAGTTTGAAAATATAATGGCTGTAAAAGCGCCACCAGTTCCAAATTTTTTAGATAAATACGAGGATAAACCAATTGGAGAGATGGATAAAATTATAAAAGAGATGACTGCCAAAAGAAATTATGATGTTGAACAAATAACTAAAAATACTGTTGTAGATGATAGTTGGTTAAAACCACAAGAAACATCATTAAAGTCTGAAAAAATAACAAAAGAACCTCAGTATATAAATGAAAGTAGATTTAAATATTTAAATATGGAAAATCAACAACCGTCTCCTACAAAAAAAACTGTCACCTGGGGAAATAACGCAGAAACATCTGATTCAGAAATTGAAGAAAATATATTATTTAAAAAACTTAAAAAGGTAAAACAACCTGAAATGGAGGTTGATAATAATATATCTTTATCTTTTGAAGAAATAAATAATGATAGCAATGAAGATAAAATTAAGGTATTACAGTCAGAAGTAAAATTATTAAATACAAAATTGGATATGATAATAAATCTATTACAAAAAAATAATTAAACAGATAACTATATTATTATTAATATGAATACAGTTATTAAAAATTTTTATAAAATTTGTTATAACAAATCAATGTCAACTATCGGTCAAGGAATATATGATTATAATAGCTTATCTGAAGATGAAAAAACTATACTTGAAACAATTATTTCGTTATGCTATTAATTTATAAAAAAAATGAAATATATTATCTACTGATTTAAAAGTTATTAAATAAAATATGGAGCAAACTTATACAATAGTAGAACTAAATAATTTATTAAAAGATGAATTTAGAATAATAACCAGAAAAATGCCCAGAATTCGATTAACTGGTGAAATAGTTGAATGTAAGTTGTTTAAAGATGATTCAGGTATTTCGTTTAAAATAAGGTCTGGTTCTGATATGTTTACGTGTAAAGCCTGGAGAAATGACGGCTTTAATATTTATAACATTAAAGCGCACGAAAATACAAATTGCGTAGTAATCGGATATATTAGAACCAATTTATTTATGAACCGATTTGAGTTTTTACTAGAGTTGTGTGAAGATATTATAAACGAAAATAGTGACTCAAAAATAAAAAAAATAAAAGAGGAGTGTAAACTTAGAGGTTATTTTGAAAATAAAAAAGAAATTATTTGGGAAAATGTAAAAAAAATTGGGATTATTTCGAAAAAAGAAACGCAAGGATACAATGATTTTGTTACACAATTCAAAGTGCCAATATGTACAATTCTAAAGGAAATCGCATTAGAAGGGGAAACAACACCAAAATCCTTGATAAAATCGATTAAAGAATTTCAAGAAGAGGGTGTTGACGTCATAATAATAATTCGAGGTGGAGGATCTACCATCGATATTTCAAATTCATTTGATAGAATGGATATATTTGAAATTATTAAAGCATCTACCATACCAATTATAACTGCTATTGGACATGAAGCAGATAAGGATGATAAACTGTTGATTACAAGTATTAGTGATTATGATTACCCTACACCGACAAGTGCGTCGTTAGAGTTGAATAAAATATTTATATATCCACTACTTGCCAAACTAGAAAATTGTTTAGATGAAGTCAAGGATAGCTTTTATAAAAGCACGGAACGAGAAAAGGGGAAGGAATATATGAGCTTAAATTGTTTGTTCGAAAGGGCGGTTAAAGTTAAGTTCGGTGGTCGCATTTTATCAATTGAAGACGGAGAAGAATGTATCATTATTCAACGAGGTGACGAGTTTTTTAGAAACACGATTCACTTTGCGGACTTGGTTGATATTACCAAAAATGACATGGAATTGAAAATTTTGATTGAAGAAAGTATAGAAAACAAAGATATCGTGGTTGTTAAAGCAAATTTCAAGTTATTTACCAAGGATACCTTACTAACCGAGTTAATCAATGAAAGTATAAAAAAAATAGAAACCATAGAGAAACTAGAAGATAAATTTGAATCGACAGAACCGAAAAAGGTCAAGTCTATTTACTGTAAGCAGATTAAATTAGACAAAATTGATAGCAAGAAGCTTATACAGTTATATAGTGTTTATTTATGGTATATTAAAATATTAGAAGAGTTAAACGCTGAAAATAGCGATGAGATTAGAGAAATTATAGAATTTTGTAAGTTACTATAAATAATATAAATAGGCGGTTACTACAAATTATATTATATAAATTTGATTTTTATATAATATTTTACATATACTTACTTTTTCACAGCGGTATTTATGCTATTAATTTTAATACCTTCTCTCCACGTTCATTAATTTCATATGTTCCAACTTTTAATGGTTGAATTGAAGCGTCTTCCATAGCCTTTTGGTATGTTCCCAAATCATAAAGGTCTAATACATCTTTACTCATTCTTCTGTATATGTAATCAACACCATTAATTGTTATTTTTTTACCAACCCATTCAATTGCTTTTTTATTTGCTTTAACAGTAGTATCATTTTGTTGTTCAGCATAATCAGGAACATACGCATATTTATCATTTGTTGGATCGCCAAAATTAACACATTTACCATTTGAATAAATATAACAATCGAACGCTGATTCCTTAACTGCGTCTGTAAGTTGTGCTGTCAAGTTTGCTTTAATTTCTGATAGTTCAAAAAGATATTGGTCACTGGTAATTGGAAATCTTGGTATAGCCTTACTTAAATCTTTTCTCTTTAATTCGATAGCCTCGTCCGATTTTAGTTGAGATTCAGAGAAAATCATTAAATATACAAAAACTTCGACAGTTTGAAGAGCTTTTGGTAGGTCTTTGTGACTACAAATACGTCTGGCACGTCCAATAACTTGTTCAGTTCTAACAGGATGCCAATAAGGTTCCATAATGTGAACATATCTTGTATTTCTTAAATTAATACCTTCTGAACCAGATGATGTAATCATGAAAACCTTAATAACCTCTCCCATATTATTGTTATGGTATTTTGATTTTAATACACTACCAATACTTTCAGGAATTTGATTCCATTCACCGTTATAAATATGTCTGAGCATTTCTTTTTCTTCAGATGTTTCAGTGCCTGTATATAAAGCATATGTTGGTTTACCTTCGTCAACCTCAGGAATATCAATTTCCCAGATATTGAGATGATTCTTTTTGATTCTGAATCTAGCAAATCCATTCTTTTCAAGAACTAAACTAAAAAGACCAATACCCTCAGCAGTTCTAAACTGACTATAAACTAAATGTAAACCAGGATGGTTTGTTGGGTCGTCAATATTTTCTAACATGTGTAAAAACTTAGGGCTATATGTTTGAAGCGCTTCAGGTGTTAAGAAATCATTTGAATGTTCTTCAATATTTTTAATAGCTCTATCTAATCGTTCTTTATAAGATACTCCTCCAATCTCTTCAAGAATTTCATCACCTTCAATTTCACCTTCACGTTCATCTTCAACATCTTGTTTGGATTCAAGCCTAGTTCCTTCTTTAATTAGTTGTGCCATTTCCGGAACTGCTTCATCTTTTTCCTCTTCCATCTTTTTCTTTTTACTCATAGGAATAGGTCTTTCTGGCATAACAAAATTACAGAATAAACGAGAGAAAATACGATATGTTGATGCTTTTTCTTCGAATAATTCTGCTGAAGTATTTTTAGGACGTTTGCTCTCTAATTCTCTCTCTTGTTTGCGCGCTGCTTCGTAGATTTTAAATTGAACGTCACTCATTGGTATTCTAACAATATGATAATCTATACCAAGTTGTTTGTTATATTTAGGTAATAAATTTTCTTGAGCGCTTCTGAAATAAGAGGATAATCCAATAATGCGTCTTTTTAATGCATCGACATTTTGAAGTGATTTATCACTATCATTAATGTATCTAGACATAAAAGTATTTAAATCATCCGGTAAAGCCTTTTGATTAATAACTTGAATTCCAGAAGGAATTACATCAATGTCATTTCTTTTTAAAATAGATATAATTTTTCTCTCGAAATCATCATCAGAAGTGAATTCATTATCGATTACTAAGTCGCCACTTTCTTCCTTTTTAACATTAGATACACCTTGATATCCAGATTCTTTTTTAATCTTATTTTTAAATCCAAAAGGATTTCTTGTAACAGTTAAAATTTTACTAGATGGAGAATAATCTAAATAATCTAATGATTTCTCTCCCATTAATGTTTCCTGAAGTGTTTGTTTATCTATTTTTTTGTTAGTTTTAACATTTAAAGGTATTTTCCATGTTTTAATGTAACCTCTTAGGATATTAAACAATATAGCAAACTCATTAGGATAGTTAATAACAGGTGTGCCTGATAATAATACAACACGAGCATTTTTAGCTCTTAACAACATGTAATATAATTTGGTTGCTAAATTTAATGGAGTTTGTTCGCCAAATATACTATCTTCTTCTTTTTTCTCTTCTTCTTTTCCTTCATCCTTCTTTTTCTTCTTTTCTTCACCAGTAATTCCTTTTTCTTTCTTTATTTTATTTACAATTCTACTAATCAAGTTATGGGCTTCATCAATAATAACAACTGAATTATCAAAAATATTTCGTGTATAGTTAGAAGTCATTTCAGCCAAGCGCGTTGAACGTAACCCATTATAATTGATAAATGTATATTTTTGACGAATCATTTCATTTAATTGTTCTTCTAGAACCTTTTTATCATTATCACTAAGATCAGTATAATTAGATGGTTTTTTAACATTAATAAAAAAGGCACCTCCATGTCTACGAATATATTCTTGTGGTAAATTTAATAAAACAGATATTGTTTTAAGTGCTTCTTGATTTTCAACCGTTGATATCCATTCCCAATATTGATTTCTCTTGTAAAGAAGGTCACCGCATTTTTTAAGTTCTTCAATATAGTTAGCACGTAAAGATGCGGGTGTCATAATAATAACGGGTTTAGAATCTTTCATTCCTTCTGCAATAGCAATAGATGTACAAGTTTTACCGGAACCAAGACCATGATATAAAAGTAAGCCTCTATAAGGTGTATAGAGATTTATATAATCCCTAACTATCTTTTGATGTGTTAATAGAGAGAAATCAGAACTTGTTTGACCAATAGTATCACATGATATACTTTCTTTATTTTCTTGTATTTCTTGACGATAAGGTTCGAATATCGAGTTAATAAAATTTATAAATTTCTCTCTATTGTTCATATAATAACTAGAAACCTTGATTATAACAGGGGGTAATTTTTTTGGTAAACGTTTTGTTAAATCGGTATCTCCGATATTAACAAGAGTTTCTGGACCAAGAATAGCAATACCCTTTTCAGGTTTTTCTGTAAGTCTCTTCTTTTTCTTAGGAGCAATAATTGATATTACTTCTTCTCCTTCTTTTTTCTTAGGTTTCATGATAAATTCTTCAGGAGACTCATCTGCTTTTTCTTCTTCAAATACAACCTTCTTTTTTGGTTTCATAACAAATTCCTCTTCTTCCTCACCTTCAATCTTTTTCTCCAAGGGTTCGCCGAGCTTTTCCTCACCTTCATCGCCTTCAATAATAAGTGTCTTTTTTGCTTCTATTTTTTTTACCTTCTTTGGAGGAGGTAAAGGTATAGGTTCTGAAATCTTTTTCTCTTCAGATATTTGAAGATTAGGTTTAACAGTTACTTTAATTTTTTTACTTTCCATTAATTTCTTAATAAGAGCTTCACGGTCGTATCCTTTTTCAGTTTCATCAACAATTAAAGGTCCAACTTGTTTTTTTTCTTCCTCTTCCTCTTCCTGTTCTATTATTTTTTCAGAAATAGGCTTTTCCTCTTCATCTTCATCTTCACCTTTTTCTTCTTCAACTTTTGCTGCTTTTATTTTTGGAGCTCTAGGTTTTCTTTCCTTTTTAACTCCTTTTATAACAACAGCAACTCGTTCTCTCTCTTCAACATTTGGTTTAATCATTAATTTTTCTTTTAATGCGGCTAAAGGATTCATTGCTTATATAATTTAAATATATAAATTTTTGTAATTTTATGTATTGAATATATATTTTCTACATAAAATGTATAATGGAAGAATTAGAAATATATTATAATAATAAAAAAATTAGAAATGATGAATTCCTTAAACCAAGTGAAACACAAATAGAACCTAAAATAAAATACAATTTTAAATCGAATAATTTATATACTTTAATAATGCACGACCCAGATGCTGTAAATGGAAATCGTGTTCATTGGTTAGTAACAAACATAAATAAAAATATTAACAATGGTAAAACATTACTACCATAAAAAATAGTAAGATATTATTAGATTATCAAGGTCCAGCCCCTCCAGCAAAAACAGGTAAACATAGATATATATTTGAATTATATAAACAATCAGAAATGCTTAATGTAGAACCATTTGAACAAAGAAGTATTTCAATTAATTTATTGAGAAATAAATTAAATATTTCCAATTATATTTCTAAAATAAAATTTATAAGTCAAAATGAATCTGGAGGTAAACATAAAAAGACTAAAAGAAGAAGAAAATATAAAAAAAAAACTAAAAGAAATAAAAAATATTAAACTTCTAGAAATTTTAATGCTTCATTACAAGCAATTTGTTCAGCCTTACGTTTAATTTTATGTTGTCCTTCACCCATAAATATTAATACTTTACTATTTTCTAAAATAAAATCTTGTACAGCTTTAAAATTCTTAAAGAATGAAAAATCTACAGCATCCTTATGTGATACATTATGAATAGCTTGACCTAAACAAATATAAACTCCCATTTTGTAACCAAGTTCAATATCATGTTCAATTTCTAAATAATGTGGAGTTACTTT